TGCTGTCTCAAAAACAGCATGATTATTTTACCGCAAACGTGCGGAGTTGTCAAGTGCTTTTTTGAAATTTTTCAGATAACGCCCTCTGTATTATTAAATGCACAGAGACTCAACTGAGTCGCCTGTGCATTTTTCTTTTTATATCGACCCCATAAGACGGAGGTGAGACCGACGGGAAAATACCGCTACCTGACCTTCGAGGACAGGAAGAAGATCGAGGCGTGGCACCTGATCGGAGACCGGCCGGCCGACATCGCGGCCCGCCTCTCCGTCCACTACACCACGATCTACAAGGAGCTCCAGCGCGGCGCGACCGGCGAGCTGGACGCAAACCAGCGCGAGGGGTACAGCGCAGAGCTGGCCGAGAGGCGGCTCCGTGAGAGCTTCAAGCGCAGAGGCAAGAAAGCGGTCGCAACCCTCGCACAGTAGCCAAGAACACCCGGCACCGCCGGGCCGAAGAAAGGATATGGCCCCCATGAAACAGACGAACACGACCCCGACGCTGAAGATGGACAAGCTGCGCGCCCGCGCTGCTTCCTGATCGCCGCCGGCGGCCGTGTTTTTCGTTTTCAGGGAGCCAAGCCAAGCACCCCGGCCGAGGCCGGGCCAAGATGAAAGGAGCAGACACATGACTCAGAACGACCTCAGAGAGAAGGTCATCAACGCAGAGGCGAAGGTCGCCAAGCGTAAGGCCGTCTTAAAGAAACACCGGGAGCAGCTCGCCAAACTGATCCAGAAGGGCGCCGACGAGTTCGACATCAGCATCAAAAAGGACGACATCGAGAGCGCAAAGAGAAAGCTCGAGGAGGCTGAGAAGATCCTCAACAACTGGAAGGAGAAACTCGACGAGCGCATCACCGCCGACGACTATCTCGAGGCCAACGCGCCGGAGATCCTGAAGGACTTCCTCGAAAACTGGAAGCAGCACGCAATCGCCTACTACCGCCAGAGACGGATCGACGTCATCGAGTTCCGCAAGGATCTGAAGGCTCAGGAACGAGCTGCCAGACTCGAAGCCCTCCAGACTCTCCCGTCCCTCGAGAGGGCACGGAAACTCTATGAGGGCCGCGAGGTGACGGACTACGACCTCGCAAACCTCTGGCCCCGCAAGGATGTCGACGAGTTCCTGCATGAGCGCGGTCTGGACTACTACCAGATCCAGAAGAAACTCAAGGGCGAAGGCGATGGCGTCACCTTCAGGCTGCTGGAGATCCATGACGAGCAGGAGCGCGAGACGTGGCTCGAGCGGGCGATGGAGGAGGAAAAGCGGGCCAAGCTGCTCGACCTGATCGGCCGCATCATGAGCACCGTCGGCACAATTACAGACGCGGCTGCTCTCCGCATCGGCCCCGAGGGAGACATCAACGGATACATCGAAGGCACCGAAGGAAAGGCGAAGATCCAGACCATCGGCGCCGGCGGCTACAACATCCAGTGTTTCCACTTCAGAACGCTGATCCATGAGTACAAGTAAGGGGGCGCAGGAATGAAAAGCAACACGATCCTCACCCTCTCAGACGAGCTCCTCGAAAGGTACCGCAGCTCTATCCCTCGCAAAGCCTTCGAGCAGTTCGTCGAGGACATCACGACGGGGCCGGCCGCAACGGCCGCCCCGAAGTTCGACGCCTCGCTGCTCTGCCGGGCTTCCTTCCCGGCCGAGCTGGAGGACGACGGCGGCCGCTGCATCGTGGAGGTGACGGTCTACCGGCTGAACGCCGTGGCCGTCCACACCTTCCTGCTGGACGGGCCCGAGCCGCTGCTGCGGCACCTCGGGCTCTCCGAGGCTGACACCTACATCACCAAACACGACATCGACGACCTCGTCACGGTCGTCCGCATCATCAGAGAGGAGGCACCAGCATGGCAGCATTGAAAGAAATCGCTCGGGAGTACGCCAGCGAGATCCGCGACGGGATCGGCTGGGTGATTGTCTACCGCACCGGCCGCTCGTGGAACGCCCTGACCGTCTGGAGCGACCTCGGCAACAACGAGTGGGAGACCGACGACATCAACGACGCCCTCGAGGCCCTACGCCTCGACCCGCGAGCTGTGGCCCTGAACGGCTACTACCTCGGCCGCTTCGGAGACATGACCATCGACGACATCGCCGCCGGCATCCGCTGGCACTACGAGCGGGGCACCAATGCCCTCGCCGACGATGACACCCTCATGCAGGCCCGGGCCGACATCGAAGCGGCCCGGCAGCAGGCGGCCGAGGCCGGCCTCCCCTTCAGCGAGCGGCTGGTCGATGGCCCGGAGGACGAGCCCAACCTCTACGCCTACGACGGCAGCATGACGGTCGCCGACTATGAGGCCGCGCAGCGGGCCAGAGCCGCCCACGCTGCCCTCGTCGAGGTCGTGGCCGACCACTACCCCAACGCCACCGAGGAGGCCGTCGAGCGCGTCGCAGAGGCCGCCAGCAGCATGAAGCTCAGCCCGGAGGCCGTGCAACGGATCCTCAACGCCTTTGACAACATCATCGAGGCCATCAACCGCATGATCGAGTGGGCCGCTCAGGCCATCAGGACGCTCGCGGACTTCTTCAGCGAGACGCTCGACGACTTCATACTGCGCCGGGCCCCGCCCAAGTGGCGCCACTACGCCCTCCACGCGAAGCGGGCCCGCGTCCGCAAGAAATACCGCAACCGCATCCGGCGGGCCTTCTTCGCTGCGCTGGCTTCGGAAGGAGGTGGGAGCTCGTGAAGTTCAAGTGCGTCGGCTGCGGGCTTTACTGGAATGTGAGCATATACCAGCAGATCCCCCGCGGCGGCTACATCTGCCCACATTGTGAGAGCCGGCTGCGCGCCGGCGAGACATTACCCAACCAGCGGCCCGGCCAGAACGACCGGCCGCAGACAACGAAAGGAGCAAAACCATGAAGAAAGCCCTCAAGGCCGCCGCCCGCGGCACCATCTTCCCCTATGCTGGCGAGAAATGGGTCGCGCTGGAGCACGAAGCCAGCGGCCGCACCCTCTGTCTGCGCCTCGACCTGATCCCGAACAAGCCCTTTGACGAGAGCAACTGCAACAACTTCGCCACATCCAGCAGCAAAGAGTGGATGAACGGCCCCTACCTCGACAACCTGATCGACGCCGTGAAGGGCCCGCACGCCTTCCTCACCACCGAGCTCGACCTGACGGCCGACGACGGCCTGAAGGACTACGGCACCTGCACCGTCACCATCTTCTCGCTGACCGTTGACCAGTACCGGCGCAACCGCGATGTAATCCCCAACGCCGACGACTGGTGGTGGCTCTCTACCGCATACAGCACCGCCGCCAATGGGTACGAGCATAGCGCCCGCCACGTCCACTCTGGCGGCACGCTGGACGGGGACTACGCCTACCGCGGCACCGGCGGCCTGCGCCCCGCTTGCTATCTGGACTCCGATCTCCTGATCTCGGTCGAGGATGGCGACGAGGACACTGGAGTCGGCCCGCAGGAAGCTGGCACCATCGTCGCGGAGCTGGTCGAACAGTTCGGCGGCACCTACGCCACCGGGGAACAGTTCGCGGCCGAGGTCTCTTTCCTGCTCGGGAAGCTGCGGGCCATCCGGGAGAAGGAGGCGGCCCATGAGTAATCTCTCCAGACTGCTCGACCGCTACAAGGCCCTCGTCATTTTCGACACGGAGACCAGCGGCCTCAACCCGGGAGACGACCAGATCATCGAGCTCGCGGCGCTGCGCGTGGAACGCACGCAGACCGGGGCCCTGCGGATCGCCGGCAAGATGGACACCTTCATCAAGCTGCCGGAGGGCGAGAAGCTCCCCGAGAACATCGTCACCCTCACCGGGATCACCGACCGGCTGCTGGAGACCGAGGGCGTGCAGAGCGGCACGGCCGTCAGCCGCTTCCTCAAGCTGGTCAAGCCCGGCCCTGTGCTGATGGTAGCCCACAACGCGCAGTTTGACGCTTGTTTTCTGCGGGAGCTGCTGCGGGGCTTCAACCCCGGGCACCTCGACTGGCTGGACAGCCTGACGGTCTACAAAGACCGGCGCGCCTACCCTCACAAGCTCGCCAACGCGATCATCGCCTACGAGCTCGAGGACAAGGTGCAGAACAGCCACCGGGCCATCGACGACGTGCTCGCCCTGTTCGAGGTGCTGAAGGCCATGGACGAGGAACGGGACGACCTCTGCACCTATGTCAACCTGTTCGGCTACAACCCCAAGTACGGCGTCAGCGGTCGCCGGATCACCGGCGTCCGCTATGAGCCGCAGGGCTTCAGCAAAACCATCACCCGCCCGGAGCAGACGCTCCCGGCCAGAATGTCACGGAGGTGAAGAACATGGCCCCGGCCATCACCATCACCAGCGAGGAGCTACGCGAGCGCGTCGAGGAGCACCTCGGCCGCTGGATCCCCGACAGCCTGTGGGAACGCTCCGAGCCATACGCACGCAGGAAGCTCGACCTCTGCCGGGAACGTAACCCGGAGATCGACTACTACAACGACGAGTACCTCGTCCTGCTGACGGCCGACACCATCAGAGAGACCGCGTTCAGCGACTACACCCTCGCGGCCTGCGAGGCCCTCATGGCAGCCCGGGGCCAGTGAAAGGAGAAACCCATGGAAGCAACAAAAGAAAGGGCCGCCCGCTGCAATCGGGCGACCCCTGCGAGAAAATCCGACAGCCTGCCAGCTCACGGATCCCGCACTCAAAGTATAACACGCCGCCGGCGCCGTGCCAAGGCCCGGATCCAGCAGGCGGCCGTCCTTCTGACCGCCGCGGTCATGGTCGCCGGCATCGGCGTGGCTGTCTCGACCATCGGGACAGACCGGCCAACGGCCGCAGACCTTCCCACGCCGACCGCAGAACAGCCGGCGGTCGTTATTCCGACACCGGCAGCGAGCACGCAGGCCCCGGAGTCAACCGAGGCCCCGGCCCGCTATCCTCTCAGCACCAGCGAGCGCGACACCGTGGAGCGCGTCGTCATGGCAGAAGCCGGCGGCGAGAGCTTCGCCGGGCAAATGCTGGTCGCTCAGTGCATCCTCAACGCGGCCGAGAAAGAGGGCGTGCAGCCCTCTGAGGCCGTCGAGATTTACAGCTATACATCTAACCGCCCCGACCCCACGCAGAGCGTCAAGGACGCCGTCGCGGCCGTATTTGACCGCGGCGAGGTCGCCATCGACGCCCCTGTCATGTACTTCTACAACCCGGCGCTCGTGACGAGCACATGGCACGAGAGCCAGATCTTCGTCGCTGAGGTCGGCGGCCATCGCTTTTTCGCAGAAAGGAGCCCAAACGAATGAGACCCGCAACTGATATGAAGCCGGGCGAGATCCTGCACTTGCGCAACGGCTACACCGTCGAGCTCGAGAGCGTCAAGCCCGTCACCTGCGGCGTCATGCTGACCTTTAAGGCCAGCGCGCCAGACAGAAAGGAGACCCACAATGAGCGATAAAACCACCGCGGCCATCGCCGCAGAGCAGCAGACGGCCGCCGCAGAGGCCCCGGCCGAGGTGCTGCCAGCCGTCACCCTCGACGAGCTGGAGCAGGTCGACCTCGGCACCGTGGAACAGGGCGAGCGCGCCCCCTTCCGCATCACTGACGACCGCTGTGCCGACTGGGCCATCCGCAAGATCGCCGAGGAGCGCAGCGAGTACAACCGCCTGAAGGAGCTGGCCGACCAGCAGAAGGCGGCCATCGACGAGAAAGTCGAGGCGGCCCGGCGCCGCATGGAGAACGGCACCAGCTTCCTCACGGGCTGTCTGGCCGACTTCTTCAACACCGTGCCCCACAAGACCACCAAGACGACCGAGAAATACCGGCTTCTCTCCGGCACCCTGACCCTCAAGAAGGGCACCGTCAAGGCCACGGTCGACGACTCCAAGCTGGTGCCGTGGCTGCGCGAAAACGGCTACGGCGACCTCGTCAAGGTCGAGGAGTCGGCCAAGTGGGGCGAGCTGAAGAAGCTTCTCGCCTACACCGGCGAGATCGCCACCATCCAGAGCACCGGCGAGATCGTGGAGGGCGTCACGGCCTACGAGACCCCGGCCACCTTCACCGTCGACATCTAAAGGAGGTGCCACATGGCAACTGAGACCAAAAAGCCGGAGGCGGCCGCTGCTGCGGCCCCTCCCATCGAGGCCCGCTGTCTGACGCTCCGGCAGAAGCTCGTGGAAATGCGAAAAGCCTGCCCGGAGATCGTCAAGAAGAAGCACAGCGAAGGCGTCAAATACAAGTACGCCAAGATCTACGACGTGTGGGAGAAAATCACCCCCATCATGAACGAGCTCGGCGTCGACTTCGAGGTCATCGGCGAGAAGGCCACGCGCTACGCCGAGAACGGCGACCCGGTCTACTGGATCACCATGCAGACCAAGACCTACAACGGCGACAAGCTCATGTTCCTCTACGAGGCCGACCTGACGATCCGCTGGATCAACCTCGACAACGACGACGAGACGCTGGAGGCAGTCGTCCACGCCCTCGGCTGGAACGACGACCCGGCCAAGGCCAAGGGGGCCGCCCACACCTATGCCCTGAAATACTACCTGTTCGAGAAGTTCAGCATCGACCAAGGTGAGGACGACCCCGACAACAGCGACTTCGGCGCGCAGAGTAAAGGCCCCGGGGGCGGCTCTGGCGGCTCCAGACAGGGCCAGCAGCGTCAGGGGCAGGGCTCTGGCCGCCTGTCCGAGGCACAGCTCAGCCGCCTCTACAAGAAGGCAGAGGCCGCCGGCATGACCAAGGAGCGCACCATCGCCCGGATCCTCGAGAAGTACAAGAAGCAGGATCCGGCCACCCTGACCCGGCAGGAGTACGACGAGATCTGCAACTCCCTCGACGCTGCTGCCGCGCAGCATAACCAGCAAGGAGGTCAAGGCTGATGTATAACCACACAGGACTGCAAGGGCGGCTGACGGCCGACCCTGAGCTCAGACACACCCCGAGCGGCGTGGCGATCACCAGCTTCCGGCTCGCCAGCGACACCGGCCGCAAGACCAAGGACGGCCAGAAGATCACCAACTTCATCGACTGCGTCGCGTGGCGTGCGCAGGCCGAGTTCGTCAGCAAGTACCTCGCCAAGGGCCGGCTCGTCCTCGTGGAGGGCGAGCTCACCAGCCGCAACTACGAGGACAAGGACGGCAACCACCGCAAGGCCACCGAGATCACCGTCTCCTCTGTCCACTTCTGCGACAGCAAGAAGGACGGGGCAGGCGCCGGCCATCAGGACGCCGGCGGCGACTTCGCCGACTACCCGGACAGCTCCGGCGACTTCACCGAGGTGGATGACAATGGGGACTTGCCATTCTGAACGACCGCCGGGCGACCGGCGGCCGACCGAAAACGAGCCAAAGACACGCGACCGCATAGAAGGAGGTGACGACCGTGGCATGGCTTCAAGTGCACCAAACACTCAAAGACCACCGCAAGCTCTTTGACGCAGCCGACGAGCTCGAGATCACCCCGCCGCACATGATGGGGCTGCTCGTGTCCTTCTGGCTGTGGGCCCTCGACAACGCCCCCAAGGGAGACCTCGCCGGCATCACCCCGCGCATGATCGCCCGGGCGGCACAGTGGGACGGAGAGCCCGAAAAGCTGGCCGAGACGCTGATCCGGGCCGGCTGGATCGACGAAAATGAGGACGGCGCCCTCGAGATCCACGACTGGTACGAGTACGCCGGCAAGCTGATCGACCAACGGCAGGCCGAGAAAGAACGGTCGGCCCGCCGCCGTGCTGCCGCCGCTTCGTCCTCGGACGATACGCCGGACGACCAGACGCCGACCGCCGGACAACCGCAGGACGCCACGCCAACGACCGGCGGCAAGAGTAGAGTAGACCAGAGTAGAGAAAAGAAAGGGAGAGTAACACCCCCTACCCCCTCAGACGAGGGGGATGGCGCGGGGAAGAGGTCGCCCATCGAGGTCAGGTTTGACGAGTTCTGGAACGCCTACCCCAAGAAAGTCGGCAAGCAGTACGCCCTCAAGGCGTGGAGGAAGATCAAGCCGACGGCCGAGCTGCATGAGGCCATCATGCAGGCCGTCAACGCTCAGAAGCACTCCGAACAGTGGCGCCGGGATAATGGCCGCTTTATCCCCAACCCGGCCACATGGCTCAACGGAGGCTACTGGGAGAACGGCGAGGAGGTGAGCACAGGTGAAGGCTATCAGCGAGATCCTCAGCGGGATGCAGACGCCGGCCGAGACTGGGGCAAGGGCTTCAAGCCGGCCGACGACGACAGCGACCAGTGACGACGGCGACCGCTGGATCTGGAGCAGCGACGAGCGCGTCGCCGACCTGCCCGACACCCCGGGCCCTGTCCCCTGCGAGTTCTGCGGGGCCATGCGCTACCACAAGGGCTTCAAGTTCGGCGACCGCATCATCTGGCCGCCCTACGGGGCCGAGAGGTGCACCTGCCCGCAGGCTGTGAAAGCCTACGAGGAGGAAAAGGCCGCCAAGGCTGCCGAGGAGGAGGCCCGGCGCAAGGCCGAGGCCGAGCGCAAAATGCGGGAGCGCATCAACCGCATCATCGGCGAGTCGGGCATGGGCGACCGCTTCCTGCGGCGCACCTTCGACACCTTCCAGCTCATCGACGACAACCGGCGCGCAGCCGCAGCGGCCCGCAGGTATGCCGACAGCTTCGACACCCTGCTCCCCCGGCCCGGGGCTCCCGAGCCCGGCCGAAACGGCCTGTTTATAGCTGGCCCGCCGGGCACCGGCAAGACACACCTCGCCGCAGCCATCGCCAACCACCTGATCGCGCAGGGCCGGCCGGTCGTCTGCATGACCATGATCGACCTGCTGGAGCGCATCAAGCGCACATTCTCCAAGCGCGACACCGACGAGGGAAGCGTGCTGAAGATCTACAAGACCGTCCCACTCCTCGTCATCGACGACATAGGCAAGGAGCCGCCGACCGAGTGGGCGATCTCCACGGTCTACAACATCATCAACGGCCGCTATGAGGCATACCTGCCGACCATAGTGACCACCAACTACGACACCGAGGCCCTGATCGAGCGCATGACACCCCGGGAGACCCGGGACGACATGACCGCCCGGGCCACCATCGACCGGCTCATGGAAATGTGCAGGGCCATCACCCTCACCGGCCAGAGCTGGCGCCAGAGATAGGAGGACATAACCCCATGAAAAAGGTCTACATCTGCTCCCCGTGCCGCGGGGACTACGAGAACAACATCCAGCGGGCCAAGGAGTTCAGCCGGGCCGCCGTGGAGCGCGGCTGCATCCCCATCACCCCGCACATATACCTCACGCAGTTCATGGGCGACACCATCCCGGCCGAGCGTGAGCTGGCCCTCGGGATGGGCCGCGAGCTGGTGCTCATGTGTGACGAGCTGTGGGCCTTCGGCCTCTGCTGCCCGACTGCCGGCATGGCTGCCGAGATCGAGCTGGCCCGGGAGCGCGGGATCCCCGTGCGCAACGGCTTCGAGGCCATCAGCGAGCTCCCCGAACCCGAGAAGAAGAAGGAGGAGCCGCAGGACGCCGGCAGCGTCGTCCTGCACCTTCCGGCCTTCCAAGCTATGGCCCGCTGCAACGAGCACCTCAACCACGGGCCCATCAGCGTCGAGCTGGACGGCCGGATCATCTTCGACCTCGCCAAGCGTCTGAAGGAAAACCCGGGCAGCCGGCTCGAGATCGGCGGGTGATTGCCATGGCAGACAACCCCAAGAAAAACGCCGAGGGCTACAACGACCCGACGCCATACGAGGCCGAGAAACACATCCGGGCGCAGATCCGCGGCAAGCAGGCCCGACTCGCCGGCGGCTACTTCGAGGCGATGATCTCCGGCTCCTGCGACTACTACCTCGACCGAGGGCTCGCCAAGATCGAAAAGACGCCGGAGCCCATGAAGCCTCTCGGGCCGAAAAACCGCAAGGGCCAGTTCCTTGCCTGCTATACCAAGCAGGCCCAGCCGGACTACAAGGGCACCCTCAAGGGCGGCCGGGCCGTCGTGTTCGAGGCCAAGCACACTGACGACGACCGCATCGAGTTCAACCGCCTGACCAAGGAGCAACGGGACGACCTCGAACACCACCACAAGCTCGGCGCCGTCGCCTTCGTCCTCGTCTCCATGAGCCTGACCGAGTGCTTCCGCGTGCCGTGGCCCGTCTGGAGGGATATGGCCGCCACCTACGGCCGCAAGTACATGACCCGCGACGAGCTGAAGCCCTACAAGGTGCCGGTCGTGGCCGGCTTCGTGAAGTTCCTCGACAAGCTGCCGCCGGAGGCTATCACCGTGAAAGACCTGAGCCCCGAGGAGCTCGAGCGCCTGAAGCAGATGATCCGAGAGCAGCCGAGCACCATCATCGTCGGGGAGGTGCAGCCATGATCCCGCTCCCTGACAAGAAGTACAGCATCATCTACGCCGACCCGCCGTGGGGCTACCAGAACAGGGGCACCCGGGCGGCCGCCTCGAAGCACTACGGCACCATGACCGTCGAGGAGCTCAAGAAAATGGACGTCGGAGCTGCGGGGGGGGGGTATTGCTAACAGCGACTGCGCCCTCTTTATGTGGGCGACCTTCCCCATGCTGCGCGAAGCCCTCGAGGTAATCGAGGCGTGGGGCTTCACCTACAAGACCGTCGCCTTCAACTGGGTAAAGCAGAACAAAACCGGCGCCGGCCTGTTTTGGGGCCTCGGCAACTGGACGCGCAGCAATTCGGAGATCTGCCTGCTCGCCGTGAAGGGCAAGCCGAAGCGCATGAGCGCCAGCGTGCACAGCGTCATCCTCTCGCCCGTCCAGCAGCACAGCCGCAAGCCGGCAGAGACCCGCGACAGGATCGTCGAGCTGATGGGCGACCTGCCTCGGATCGAGCTTTTCGCTCGAGAGACGGCTCCCGGGTGGGACTCGTGGGGAAACGAAGTGCCGAGCAGAGAGTCCAGAACGGAGGAAGCAGATGGAGCAGATCACCATGGACGAAGTGTTGCAAAAAGTGAAACAACCACAACGGCCGGATCTGGTGGATCCGCTAACGCTGCCGGGCTTCGCTGAGTCGAAGGCATATCTCGAGAGCAAGGGACTCCCGTGGGGCTGGATCATCAAAACGGCAGACACTTCGGACAAATACACCATATACCTGAAGCACGGCCGCCCATTCTACAAGAGCGACTGCCCCCACTACAAAGGGTACTGGGCCGACGGAGTCCATGACGCCGTCGACTGCGCAGCGTGCACCAGCCCGCTGCCTTCCCTGATGTGGGACAAAACCTGCAAAGGAGAGTTCACCCGCTGCCCATTCTTCGGAAAGGAGGAAACCGATGGACAGAACAACCAAGGAAACACGGCGCCAGAGCTATGACGCCGTACTCCCGAAAAGGGAGAAACGCTGCCGGCTGATCCTCGAGACGCTCGGCGGCCGGCAGATGACCGCCAGCGAGATCACCGAGGAGCTCGTCGCCGCTGGCGAGATCCCGTACTTCAACCGCAACTATGTGGCCCCGCGCCTCACCGAGATGAAGCAGATGGGGATCCTCAAGACGGTCGGCCGCAGGAAGGCCACCCGCTCGGACGCCACCGAGGCCGTGTGGGCCCGGGCGCAGCCCGCAGCGGACGCCGACAAGCCTGCGGCCATACCGGCCGACAATCCCGCCGAAGGGCCGAAGCAGACGACGCTCCTCGGCCCCGGGGCATGACAGGAAGGAGAGAAACCAAATGAACGAGACCAACAACCGCGACAGCATCATGCGCATGGCCCGTGGAGCCTTCGAGGAGCGCGTCGACTACGAGATGGACAAGGTGATCCAGAACATCCTCGACCCCAACACCAAGGCCACCGCCAAGCGCAAGATCACCCTCACCATCGAGCTGACGCCGGACGACGAGCGCCGGCAGATCCAAGTCTCGGTGACGGCCAAGAGCACCCTCGCGGCCACCAACCCGGTCGCCACCTCGCTCTATGTCACCGGCGACGGCAACGGCGAGCTCGTCGTGGCCGAGATGGTGCCGCAGGTGCCCGGACAACTGAACATGGACGGAACGCAGCAGGAGCAGCCGAAGCTCCTAAAGCTCGTCACTCACGCATAACCGCATAAATATTCATAAACAAGGAGGACAACATCATGCTCGCCAAAATGATCGACAAAATCGTCAGCCTGAAGGAGACCAAGATCTTCGAGATCGGCGGCCAGACCTACACCGACGGCCACCTCACCCGGATCCCGCCCCATGTCGACCGCCCCGAGGCCATCAGCGTCAGCGGCCTCGACGGAGTCTGCAAGCTGATCCGCACCGAGCTGGAGAAGGTCGACACGACCATCATGGTGCAGGCCAAGAGCTACAAGAGCGTCGAGGTCATGACCACCTACCTGCCGGACTTCTCCCGCAACATCCTCTACCGCGCCGAGGCCGACGCTCCGGGCCTGCGCACCGGCTTCCGTGGCCGCGAGGCCGCTCTGATCGAGCTGCGCAGCCTGTTCATACCAAACGAGGGCACGGCCTACCTGCTCGACCTGCTGAGCCGGATGACGGACGAGAACAGCGTCAGCACGAAGGACAACGGCGTCACGCAGACCGTGGAGGCCCGGCAGGGCGTGGCCCTCAATGCTCTGGTCGAGGTGAAGCCCCGCGTCCTGCTTCGACCCTTCCGCACCTTCCTCGAGGTGGAGCAGCCCGAGAGCGAGTTCCTGCTGCGCGTGGATCCTGACGAGGGCATCGGCTTTTTTGAGGCCGACGGCGGGATCTGGAAGCTGGAGGCCAAGAAGAACATCGCGGACTATTTCAACACCAACCTCGCCGACCTGATCCAAGCCGGCAAGGTCGTCATCATGCAGTAAGACATCGGCCGGGCGGGCTACGGCCCGCTCGGCCTTCAGAAAGGAGCGATTACATGGAACGCATGACGCACGAGAGGTGCAACGGCATCAAGACCGGGTACTGGAGCGCGGCGACCAAGGAGGAGCTCGTGCAGCGACTCGCCCTCTACGAAAACACCGGCCTCGAGCCGTGGGAGATCGGCCCGGCCATCGAGAAGGCGGCCAAGGACGCCGAGACCAAGACGGCGACCGCCATGGCCGAGTGCATCGCCGGAGGCATCAATGACACGCTCGACGAGCTCCACCGGGATCCTGCAGGTTTTTTCAAAGGAGGCGCCAGATGAAAGACTACAAAACCATCACCCGGGAGAAGGTTGACGCCGACCCCGGAGCTGCTCGATACATGAGCGAGACGCATCTGCTGGAGGAATGGAGCGACAAGCTGCTCGACCTCGTCCTCAACGGCCCAACGCTCAACGGCTTCAGGAAAGACGAGATCCGGGCCGCCCTGCGCCAGACCTACACGGCCCTGAAGCAGTACGAGCAGATCGGCCCCATGGCGTCGCCGTACATGAACGACCCGTCGGCCATCGTGGCCCGGGCCTTCGCTGAGCTCTACCCCGGCATCGACTACCATGCGCAGTTCGTCCCCGACCTGTGCGACGAGTCGGGCAACAGAGCCTTCGGTCTGACCATCTTCCCCGACGACGGCAGCACGCCCATCGTCTGCATCTCGGCCGAGGCGCCCATCAGTGCCGCCCCTGAGCTGCTGGCCCACGAGCTGGCTCATGTAGCAACGCCGGAGGACAGAGACCATGGAGAGGCATGGAAGGCGGCCGAAAAGGCCATCGGCGACAAGTACGACGAGATCCTCAACGACATGATCCCCGACGACGATCCGGGCGTGCTCGTACCTCATGAGGCCGGAGACGGCGGGATCCTTGCCATGCCGCTGCGTGACAATATCCCGGATCCGGGCCGGGACGACTGGAAGCTCACCACCTGCCCTGTGTGCGGGGCCGAGTGCTGGGAGACCGAGATCGCTCGTCAGGCGCTCGCAGCGGAGCCGGAGCTCCGTGCGGCCTGTACCGCCTGCGCGCTCAGAGGAGGGAGGTCTGGAAGATGAAAGAGAGACCGGCCTGCCGCTCGTGCTATTTCATGCGGGTGACGGGCTACGCGAAAGTGACCGGGAACAACAGCCACCTGAAGGGCCCACGCGGGGACTGTATGTGCGTACACCCCGACGCCTTCGAGACATTCAACAGAGTGTGCCCGCGCAGCTCCCGGCTGGCTGCCTTCATAGGCTACACCCCGCCGGGAGAAAGAAAGCCGGCGATCAAGACGTCGCCGAAGTGGTGCCCCATGCGCCCGGAAAACCAGAAGGAGGAAAAAGACCATGAATGAGAACAGAAACAACAACGGCGCCGCCGGCGGGATCGGCTTCTGCGGGCTGCTCGCCATCGCCTTCATCGTCCTGAAGCTCACCGGCTTCATCGACTGGAGCTGGCTGTGGGTGCTGGCCCCGCTCTGGATCCCGGTCGCCATTTTCTTCGCCGTGGCTCTGGTCATCCTGATCGTCGTCCTCGTGAAGGTGGGCGTCGAGCAGACGGAGGAACGCCGGCGCCGGCAGGAGCACAGCTGCAGAATCGACGAGGAGGCCCGGCACTACGGGCTCGAGAGACAGCCCGGGGAGACAGATCTCAAGCTGAAGCAGCGGATCGCCTTTTTCAAGCAGGAGGAAAGGAGGGCCGGCAGAAGATGAACAAAGCAACCTGCCGCGGATGTGGCGCCCGCATCGTCTGGATCAAGACACCGGCCGGGAAGGCTATGCCATGCGACCCGTCGCCGGTCTACTACAAGGCAGACCCCGAAGGGAAAGACAGGATCGTCACGACCCGCGGGGAGGTCGTCGCCTGCACCATCACCACGGGAGCTGACGCCACCGACGCCGGGTACCGGCCGCACTGGGCCACCTGCCCGCAGGCAGGACGCTTCAAGAGAGGAGGCGGCCGTCGTGAGTGAGATCATCATCAAGGTGCCAGACGACCTCGGGCGCCTCTGCCCGAAGTGCCTCGGCTCTGGAAAGGTCAAGGCCATGCAGGCCGCTCGATACATCGGAGGGCCGTCCATCCGTGTGCAGGACACCGTTGTCCCATGCGACCGCTGTGGAGGGCTCGGCTACCTGAAAGGAGGAAACCGGCATGAATAGAGAAAAGGCCCGCGAGCTTCTGGAGAAGGAGCTGCGGAACCGACCGAAAGTGAGGGCGAGCGCGATCTTCACCGGCAAGCACGGGAGCATGGGCTTCCACGCTGGCCGCTTCTACGCCGTCACCATCGTCAAGCGCCGCGGCGAGGTCGTCCTGATCGCGCCGGATGACGGCCTCAAGTGCCCCTACTCGTCCCTCAACGCCATGCTGAACAACTGGCACATCCTCCTCGTGATCTTCGAGAGGTAAAGGAGGAAACACATGGAAAAAGACAAACCACAACCGCAGGCCGGCCCCGAGCTGGCCGAGTACACCACGGCCGCGCAGCCTAAAGCCTACGCCGACGGCGTCCCTGTGTTCTGCGCTCACGACGCCATCGTCCCGCTGAAGGATCTGCGGCCAAACCCGAAAAACCCAAACCAACACCCGCCGGAGCAGATCAAGCTCCTCTCCTCCATCATCCGGGCCACTGGCTGGCGCGGGCCCATCACCGTCAGCAAGCGCAGCGGCTTCATCGTCAAAGGACACGGCCGCATGATGGCCGCAGAGCTGGGAGACATGACCGAGGCCCCGGTCGACTATCAGGACTACGCCAGCGAGGCCGAGGAGCTGGCAGACCTGACGGCCGACAACCGCATAGCCGAGCTCGCCACCACCGACAACAAGCTCCTCGCGGAAGTGTTCGCCGACATCGACACCGGTGAGATCCCGTTCATGCTCTCCGGCTACACCGAGGAGGACTACGGGAACATCGTGACGGCCCTGTCCGAGGCGCTGCACACCGAGGAGCCAAAAGGCGACCCTGACGCTGAGATCCCGCCACCGGCCGAGCCCGTCACCAAGTACGGCGACCTGTGGATCCTCGGCCAGCACCGCGTCCTCTGCGGCGATTGCACGCACCCGGAGGATCGCGCCCTGCTGCTGGATGGGGCAAAACCCGAGATCCTGCTGACCGACCCGCCCTACTGCTCCGGCGGTCAGAAGGAGGCACAGAAGTCGACCGGCAGCATCGGCACCGAGCGCAAAGACGGCAAGGCCCCGAAGATCGCCAACGACATCCTCAGCACCCGGGGCTACCAAAACCTGATACGGGCGGCCCTCACCGACATCCCGTGCCTCTATGCCTACATCTTCACCGACTGGAGAATGTGGGTGTACCTGTTCGACCTCGTCGAGGCCGCCGGCTTCGGCGTCAAGTCGGAGCTCGTATGGGACAAGGGCACGCCGGGCATGGGTGTCGGCTGGCGCTCACAGCATGAGCTCATACTGTTCGCCGCCAGGGCCGCCACACACTTCGACGGCCACAAGGGCTACGGCAACGTCCTGAGCGTCTCCCGCTCCGGGAATGAGCTGCACCCAACGCAGAAGCCGGTCGAGCTGCTGGAGAAGCTCGTCGACAACACGGACTTCGCCCGGGGCGTCTACGACCCCTTCGGCGGCTCCGGCACCACGCTGGCCGCCTGCGAGGCATACGGCCAGCCCTCCTACACCATGGAGCTGACGCCGGCCTTCACGGATGTCATCGTCAAGCGATACATCAGGATAACAGGAAAACAGAATGTGCGCTGCGTCCGTCAAGGTCGGGAGCTCTCGCGTGAGGAGATCGCCGGGATCTTCGGCCCTGACGAGGAAGGAGGTGGACAGGAGTGACGCCCTGACCTAAATGAGCGACAAGCCGATCACTCACGACATCAAGGAGCGGCTCGGGAAGTACACCCGCCTGCTCCGTGAAATAGACAACCAGTACGAGCGCCTCGGCCGCATGGAGATCTCCATGGCCGCGCCGCCCGGCCCTGACATGACAGGTATGCCTCGGGGCTCCGGCACACCGACCGACCGCACCGGGATGATGGTGCTGCGGAAGATGGAGCTCGAGGAGCAGATCGAGGAACGGCTCGCCGAGGAGCGCGAGGAACGCGCCGCCCTCGAGGCGATGATCCGGCAGGTGGAAAACCCTGACGAGCGCGCCGTGCTGCGGTTGCGCTACTTCGACCGGGCAGACTGGGACGGGATCTGTGCCGTCCTGTTCAGTGATCGGCAGGACTACCTCGAGAGGATAGACAGCTACCAGAACAGGACATACAAGGCCCACGGACGCGCCCTGCTGCGGATGGCCGAGATCCTGAAGGAAACAGAGGCCCCGGCAGTAAAGGGAAGTAAAAGGCAGTAAAGGGCAGTAAAATCCATTGAACGGCAGTAGCGCCCTGTGCTACACTGTACCATGTCGAAAGACCGCCGGACACCCGGACAACGCCGGGGGGCTGTCCGACGGACACCAGACCAACAACCGAACAACGACAGCGAGAAAGCCGTCGGGCAACCACAAGAAGCCCGGCGGCTTTTTTCTTTTCCCCTGAAGGAGGTGACGACCATGGCGGGCGGCAGCATATCCATCCAGATCGAAAACCTGCGGCAGCTCGTCGCAGACGTGCAGGCCATAGAGGCCGGCGGCCGCAAGGCCATCAGCAGCACCGTGAAGGACGTGAAGGCCCGGGCCCCCGGCTGGATAGCGCAGGAGGTCACGGCAGTCTACAACATCAAGAAGGGCGAGATCACGCCGTCCAGTGGAGGCAAGCCGAAGAAGATGGCGGGCAGCATCCGCATCACAGGCGAGACCATCGAGGAGCTCACCCTCGTCTACAAGGGCCGGCTCCTGACCCCTGTGCACTTCGGCATGACACCCAAGGCCCCGCCGGCTGGCAGGAGCTACACCCTGAAGGCGCAGATCCTCAAGGGCAGCAAGAAGGTCATCGGCCGCTACAAGAACACCCGCACCAAGGGCGGGCCCTACTCGCAGCGGTCTCACTGGATCCTCATGGGGACAGGCAACACCAAAGCCGACGGCACGAGCTGGATCCCATTCCAGCGCATGAGCAAGACCCGCACCGACATCCAGAAGATGACCACCATCTCGGTGCCGCAGATGATAACCAGCGACCGCACCAACGAGGCCATCATGCTCCGGCTCAACACCGAGACCAGCAAGCGCCTCGAGCACCACATGAAGCGAGCCCTCGGCCTCTAAGCCAGAGCCCACCAGAACGCCGAACAGCGCGTCCACAGCCGCACCAGACACCGAGCCCGGCCCACACCGCCAGACGCGCACAGAGCGCGCCACAGCGCCGCGCAGACGCCTCCACGGCCACGCACAGCGCCGCAAGGTACTGTGACGGGCCCCTCTGGCCTGCGGTGCTGGCGAGCCCAAAAAACGCGCAGCCGGGAAAAAATTTTTTCGGGCCGTTTCGTTTCGCCCGAGCGGCAGAAAGGAGGGAACGCCATGCCGAACCCAACCAACAACAAGCTCGTCGACAGCAAGACCATCGCGGCCCTGTTCGACATGACGCCCCGCCGAGTGCAGCAGCTCACCAAGGATGGCGTCATCGCCGCGGTCAAGGAAGGCAACGCCAACCGCTATGACCTGCTGCCGACGATCCAGAGGTACATCCGATACCTGACGGCCAAGGCCAACGGCCGGGAGCCGTCGAAGAAGGACAGCGAGATCGAGGGCCGGCGTCTGGAGGCTGAGGCTGACCTCAAACGCAGCAAGGCAGACATCGCCGCCCTCCAGCTCAGTGAGCTCGAGGGCACCATGCACCGCAGCGAGGATGTCGAGGCTGTGATGACCGACCTCGTCTACAATATCAGGTCGATGCTCGTGGCCCTGCCGGGCCGTCTGGCCGTCGACGTCACCGGCGCAGCAACACCCGCCGAGGCGTCTGAGATCATCCGCACAGAGGTCTACAAGATCCTGACGGAGCTGGCCGGTTATAAATACGATCCCGAGGTGTACGCCCGGCGAGTAAGGGATCGGGAAGGCTGGAGCGAGCAGCTCGCCGATGACGCGGACGACTAAAAAAGCCGCCGCGAAGCTCAATACCGCCATCGCCGGAGCGGTCAAACGCTTCGCCCCACCTGAGAGCCTGACCGTGGACGAGTGGGCCGACAAGCACCGCCGCCTCTCCCCGGAAAGCTCAGCCGAGGCCGGCCCGTGGCGTACCAAGCGCACCCCGTACCTCGAGGAGCCCATGCGGGCCTTTACGGATCCGAAGGTGCACAAAATAGTCATGGTGGCCGCCTCTCAGGTCGGCAAGTCTGAGCTCGAGCTCAACATCATCGGCTACATCATCGACCAAGACCCCGGCAGCATCCTCTACGTCCACCCGACCATCGACGACGCCCGGAAGTTCAGCCGCCTCCGCGTGGCCCCTATGATCCGCGACAGCAAACCCCTGAAGGCGAAGGTGCACGACGTCAAGGCCAAGGACAGCGGCAACACGATCCTCCAGAAGTCGTTCCCGGGTGGGATGCTCACCCTGACCGGCTCCAACAGTGCCTCGGCTCTGGCCTCCACGCCTGCCCGCTATATCATCGGCGACGAGCGCGACCGCTGGGCGACCAGCGCCGGCACCGAGGGCGACCCGTGGGCGCTGGCCGAAGCACGTCAGGCCACATTCTACAACGCCAAGGCGGTCGAGGTCTCCACCCCGACCATCAAGGGCAACAGCAACATCGAAACGAGTTTTTACCAAGGCACGCAGGAACGCTGGTGCCACCGCTGCCCCGAGTGCGGGGAGTACAGCGAGATCGTGTTCGACAATATTCACTTCGACCCGGAGGTCAAGAGGATCCGCGGGAAAAAGTCGTGGAGCCTCAAGAGCGGCGTCTCGTGGAGCTGCCCGGCCTGCGGCTGCCTGATCCCCGAGGACGTCATGCGAAAGCAGCCGGCCAAGTGGATCGCCGACAACCCGGACGCCTACAAGAAGGGCGTCCGTTCTTTTTGGCTCAATGCCTTCTCGAGCCCGTGGACTCCGTGGGAGAAGATCGTCCTCAAGTTCCTCGACGCCAAGGATGACCCGCAGCGCCTCAAGGTCGTCTACAACACCCTGCTCGGCCAACTGTGGGAAGATCGCGGCGACCTCGAGGACGAGGACACCATGCTCGCCCGCCGTGAGGACTACGGCACCCGCCCGGACGGCACCCCTGTGGAGCTGCCTGACGGCGTGCTCGTGCTGACCTGCGGCGTCGACACTCAAGACAACCGCCTCGAATACGAGGTAGTCGGTCACGGGAAGTATGGCGAGACGTGGGGCGTCGTCAAGGGCTACATCATGGGCCGGCCAGACACCCCGGAGGTCTGGCAGCGACTCGACGACGTGGTCGACCACGTCTACAAGTTCAAAAACGGCCGCGGCCTGAAGATCTCCATCACCTGCGTCGACTCCGGCGGCCACTTCACCCAAGAGGTCTATGAGGCGTGCCGGGCCCGCGCCGGCAAGCGCGTCTTTGCCATCAAGGGCAAGGGCGGCGACGGCATCCCCTTCGTCTCGCCCCCGAGCAAGGTGCCGATCCGCGACAACAAGCGGATCACCTGCTGGCTCTACACCATCGGCGTCGACGCCGGCAAGGCGACGATCATGGCTAATCTGAAGGTGCAGGAGCCCGGGCCAAAATACTGCCATTTCAACCGGCACCCCGACGCCGGCTATGACCTCAATTTCTTCAACGGGCTCCTCTCCGAGAAGCTGGTGCTCACGCACACGCGCCGCGGCGACCGCTGGGCGTGGGAGAAGCTGCCCGGGCACAACCGCAACGAGGCCCTCGACTGCCGCGACTACGCCAACGCCGGCCTCAAGATCATCAACCCCGACATGGACGCCATCGAGCGCCGCCTGCAAGGGCTGGAGGAAAAACCGAAGGCCCCGCAGCAGCGACGGCAGCGGCAACGGCACAACCGGGCCGACGCCTTCGACGACTGGTAAGGAGGACACACCACAATGAGAAAGACCCGCGAACAAATCGAGTACCAGCTCTCCATCAAGAGGAACCGGCTGGAGCTCTACCTGAAGCGAGAGGCCGAGATGCTGGACGGAGGCGTCCAGAGCTACGGCATCGGCTCGCGCAATCTGGCCCGCTACAACACCGACCTCGGATCCATCCGGGCCGCCATCAAACAGCTCGAGGCAGACATCGAAGCCCTCGAGGCCGCACTGAACGGCGAGAAGCCGCGAAAAGCTGTGGGAGTAGTGCCCCGAGACTGGTGAAAGAAGCCCCGAAAGGGGCTTTTTTCATAGGCCGACGCCGGGAGTTTTCGCTCCTTTTCTCCCGACTCGGCCATCTTCACCATGAAGGAGGTGAGCACCATCAGCAAAAGAAAAAGCAGAAGCCGCCCACAGAACAGGCGGCAGCAGCCGCGCCCTGTGAATAAGGGCTACGGCGACGCCGGCGCGAGCTGGCACAAGAAGGCGACCAAGGGCTTCAGAGCTATGAGCGGCAGCCCGAAGGAGGACATCGACGCCAACAACTACACCCTGCGGCAGCGTGCCCGGATGCTTTACATGGCGGCCCCGATCGCCACCTCTGCCATCCGCACCAACCGCACCAACGTCGTCGGCATCGGCCTCCAGCTCAAGAGCCGGATCGACCGCGAGGCGCTCGGCATGACGCAGGAGGCCGCTGACGCATGGCAGGCTCAGGCCGAGCGTGAGTTCGCTCTCTGGTCTGAGAACAAAAGGGCGTGCGACGCCACCGGCGTCAACAACTTCGCAGCCATGCAGCAGCTCGCACTCTCCTCGTGGCTGGTCAGCGGCGACGTGTTCGCCGTCGTGAAGCAGTACGAGCCGACGCCGCTCACGCCCTATTCGCTACGCCTGCACCTGATCGAGGCCGACCGAGTCGCCACGCCAACGACCTCCGGCATCATCACCCCGATGCTGCTGACCACCGGCAAGGCGGCCAACGGCAACACCATCTACGACGGCGTCGAGGTGAACGACGACGGCCAGATCGAGGCGTACCACATCCGCAGCACCTACCCCTTCGAGCTCGGCAGCACGACGACAACGTGGGCCCGTGTTCAGGCATACGGCGAGCGGACTGGCCTGCCGAACATCCTGCACGTCATGGAGAGCGAGCGCCCGGATCAATACCGCGGCGTCAGCTATCTCGCGCAGGTCATCGAGCCCCTGCTCCAGCTTCGCCGCTACACCGAGAGCGAGCTGACTGCGGCGGTCGTCGAGTCGTTTTTCACGGCCTTCATCAAGACCGAGGCAGGCGCCGGCGACAACCCGTTCAACGAGGTCGGGAGCAGCCTGCCGGAGGTGAGCCGAGATCCTAACGAGTACGAGATGGGCCCCGGCCAGATCAACATCATGGAGCCCGGCGAGGACGTGACCTTTGCAGACCCCAAGCGGCCGGCCAGTGGCTTCAACACCTTCCTGCGCGCCATCTGTGAACAGGTGGGCGCCGCACTCGAGATCCCGTCCGACCTTCTGCTCAAGAGCTTCAACAGCTCGTACAGCGCCAGCCGCGCCGCCCTGATGGAGGCGTGGAAGGCGTTCCGCATGAGGCGCAAGTGGTTTGTCGATGACTTCTGCACGCCGGTATATGAGATCTGGCTCTCTGAAGCCGTCGCCCGCGGCCGCATCAGCGCCCCGGGCTTCTTCGCAGATCCGGCGATCCGCGCCGCATACCTCGGCGCCGAGTGGATCGGCCCCTCTCAGGGACAGCTCGACCCGACGAAGGAGATCACGGCCGAGATCCTCGCCATCGGCGAAGGCATCACGACCAGAGAGCAGGCGACCATCCGACTCAACGGCGGTCAGTGGGACGCCAACGTCGACCAGCTCACTCGGGAAAACGAGAAGCTGCGCGCAGCGCAGGGGCAGGTCGACCAGAGCACAGCGGCCAGCGGCACGATCTCCGCAGCTCTGCGGGAGGCAATCGTCGCCGAGGCCATCAAAAGCATCAAGGAAGGAGACAAGCATGAGAACGCATAACACTCCCCGGCTCTGCGCCGGGCCTCAGACTGCGGGCACGCCGATCAAGTTCTGGAACGTCGCCAGCATCGGAGACGACGAGGGCGAGATCACCCTCTACGGCGACGTCGTGAGCCGTCAGCCTGTGGACTGGTGGACGGGCGAGCCCGAGCCCGGCCTCTACATCGCGCCCGAGAGCTTCATGGAGGATCTCGCGGCCGTCAAGGGCAAGAGCAACATCACCATCAAGATCAATAGCTGCGGCGGCGACCTCTACACCGGCATCGCCATCCACAACGCCATCAAGGGCCTGACCGGCCACAAGGTCGTCGTCGTGGAAGGCATCGCGGCCAGCGCGGCCAGCGTCATCGCCTGCGCGGGCGACGAGGTACAGGTCTATCCCGGCAGCATGGTGATGATCCACGGCGTCGCCGGGCTGCTCTACGACTACTACACCCTCGCAGACCTGAAGAAGCTCCAGAAGGACTTCGACGCGAGCGAGCGGGCCATCGCGGAGATCTACCACGCCAAGACCGGCCTCGAGGTCGACCAGCTCCGCAGCATGATGACCCGCGAGACGTGGATGGTCGGGCAGGAGGCCATTGACAACGGCTTTGCCGACACCCTGCTCACAGACGAAGGCCCCGACGTCACCCTGAGCGCCGACAAGAAGGTGCTCCTCGTCGCCGGCATCCGGCACGACGTCAAGGGCTTCAGACACATCCCGGGGACGATCCCCATCGACAACAGCATCCACGCCGCCCCTGCGGCTGGAAATAAACACGCGGCCGCCAAGAACGACGGCCCCAAGAAGGAGGACAACAAGACCATGACCCTCGAAGAAATGAGAGCACAGCACCCCGACGTCGTGGCTCAGATCGAGCAGCAGGCGGCCGAAACTGCCAGAACGCAGGAACGCGCCCGCATCGAGGCCATCGACAGCATCGCCGCAAGTGTGGGCGACGCGCAGCTCGTCAGGGACGCCAAGTACGGCGAAACCCCCTGCACCGCTGAGCAGCTCGCGCTCAAGGCTATGCAGAAGCAGGCGGCCCTCGGTGCCAAGCACCTGAAGGACGCCGCCAACGACAACGCCGAGTCCGGCGCCGCCAATGTCGGAGCCGCCCCCAATGGAGGCGAGGAAGGCAGCGAGGCCGACGACAAGGCCAAGGTCGACGCCATCGTCGGCATCTACAACACCACCAAGAACGGAGGTAAGAAGTAATGAGCAAGAGACTGGATGAAAACCTCGGCACCGTGGACTACGACGGCCTGATCGTCACCAACGAGCCCGTCGCCGACGTGTTCACCGTGACCATCCGCAAGGAGGCAAGTGCAAAGGCTACCCTCAAGCGCGGCACTGTTCTTGCCCTCTCCAGCGGCACCGCTGGCGACGGCAAGATGGTCGCCCTCGGCACCACCGCCGCAAGCAACGAGACCCTGACCGCCAATGCCATCCTCTGCGACGACACCGAGATCGGCACTGACGCCGACGTGGAGGCCACCGCCTACCGCACCGGCCACTTCGCCCGCAACAAGCTGATCTTCGGCGGCTCCAGCTACGCCCTGAAGCCCGCCGACGAGGAAGCTCTGCGCGCTGCCGGCATCCTGCTGAGCGACGCGCTGGACTACTAAGAGAAGGAGGACAAGATCATGCCTTTTAACTTCTACGACACCCACACGCTGCTCATGGCCGTGCAGCAGCTCGCCCCTGCGGCGACTTTCCTGCGCGACCGCTATTTCCCGACCAACGACGCGAGCGACATCTTCTCCACTGAGGATGTGCTGGTCGAGTACCGTGACGGCGTGCGCAAGCTCGCACCCTTCGTCGCTCCCCGCAAGGGCGGCGTCACCATCCTGCGCAAGGGCTACACCATGGAGCGGTACACCCCGCCCTTCGTGGCTCCTCGCCGCACCCTGACCCTCGACGAGCTGCGCAAGCGTGGCTTCGGCGAGGCTCTGTACTCTCAGCTCACCCCCGAGCAGCGCCAGCAGGTGCTCATTGTACGGGACGCTGACGAGCTGGGCGACCTTATCACCAACCGCGAGGAGGCCATGGCCGCCGAGACCATGCTGACCAATGGCTGCATCATGAAGCACATCGCCGACGACGCAGACAAGGGCGACGAGATGGAGATCCGCTTCTACACCGAAGCCAGCAACCCCGCCACCTACACCCCGACAACCAAGTGGGACGCAGAGGGCGCCAAGATCCGCGCAGACCTCGGCGCGATGGCCCGTATGCTGACCCGCCGCGGCCTGCGCGCTGCCGACCTCGTGTGCTCCCCTGACGTGGCCGATGTCATCGTCGAGGATCCCGACATCAAGGAAATGCTCGACAACCGCCGCTACGAGCTGGGCTCTGTGGCCCCCGAGGAGCTGGCACCGGGCGCCGCCATCATGGCCCGCCTGAATATCAACGGCCGCATCATCAGCGTGATCTCCTACGACGAGACCTACACCGACGACGACGGCAACGATCAGCTCTACATCCCGAGCGGCAAGTGCATCCTCACCGCCCCCGCTGCGGGCCGCACCTGCTATGGCGCCGTCTCTCAGGTGGAGCAGACTGACGGCGAGTTCCACACCTACGCCGGCCGCCGCGTGCCGAAGTATGTGTCCAGTGCCGAGGGCAACACTCGCACGCTGACCATCTCCAGCCGCCCGCTGCTGATCCCCAACAACAAAAACCCGTGGATCGTCGCCGATGTCCTGACCACGGACTAAGCCGGCAGAAAGGAGCACGAACATGATCCAGATCACCGCGGGCACCTTCGGCTACTATAACGGCCGCAAGGTTATCCCCATCACCAATGCGGACGGGCCTCAGAAGTTCGACCCCGAGCTCGAGGCCCGTCTGGTCAAGCAGGGCGTCGCCAAGTATGTCGACGAACAGCCCGAGGCCCCTGCCCCGGCCGTAAAGTCGGAGCAGGAGCCCGAGACTGTACCCGAGACCGGCGACGCGCCCGCCGCTCCTGAGTACAACGAGGACATGAAGCTCGACGAGCTGAAGGAAGTGGCGGCCGCCTATGGCGTGGACGCCTCTGCCATGCGCAAGAAGGCTGATGTCATCGCCGCCATCGAGGAGGCGAAGGCGTCGGCCGACGAGGCAGCCGACGACGACCAGACCGGCGACAATGAGGAGCCCCCTCAGATCGGCGCCGCGGATCCCGTCTAATGGCCTTCGACTTCAAGAAAATGGTCGCTGACGACCGCCGCCTCGTGTTCCTCAACCTCGCCGAGTTCGGCGAGGAGCACAAGGTCGACGGCAAGACCATCACCGTCGTGCTGGATGACAACGCCCTGAAAGAACGCCAAGGGGGGCAAGAGCTGGGCGTGGCAGAGTCGTCCCTCATGCTGTATGCAGCAGTCGAGGATCTGCCGCCCCGGCGCCCGGCGGGCGAAGGGCTCAACATCGACGGCCGCGAGTATATCGTCAACGACTGGAGCGAGGACATGGGCGTCGCCACCATCGCGCTCGGCCAGACCGTGACCATGTAAAGGAGGTGCAGCCGTGTCCATAGTCAACAGCATCGAGACCGTCCGGGAGTGGCTGGACTCCACCGTCTGCCCGATGGTGCAGCTCAAGCTCCCCGACGACAGCGCGACCGACGCCTCCTACCCCTACAAGCTGGTCAACCCGACCGCGTTCTCGCTTTTCGTCCCGTCGAAGGACAGATTGCCCCCAAAGGTGCCGGCCCCCATCCCCTCGGTCTGCGTGCAGATCGTGGAGGGCACCGACAGCCTGACCATGAGCTCGAGGAGCATCAAGATCCGGCTCTGCTTCTCAGCGTGGGATCCCGGCTACCACGGGCGCGACATCTTCAAACCGAAAAACGACGGCAGCGGCGCATACGTCCAGTGGCAAAACGAGGAGGCCGCGGCCTTCTTCGAGAAAAACGGCGAGGGCTGGCGCGACGCATGGAATTTTGTGGACACGGCCCTCCGCATGATCGAGAACGCCGAGTACATCGGCCCGCTGCGCGTCATGAAGGAGGACGGCATCACCTTCGGCCCTGTGTCTGAGCAGGACGCCGTCCCGGACTTCTACCCCTACTGGTTCGCGTGGGTGGAGTTTTCTGCCGAGGAGCCCCTGACACGCACGCCGAAGGACTACCAACACCTGCTTTAAGGGCAGCCGGCCGGCTGCTCTAATTTTATGCAAAGGAGGAAAAGCAGATGGCAAACGAATACCTCTACGGCGCATACGGCCACATCGGCGAGACTGTGGCACAGAGCGCCGTGCAGGCGGGCACCACGC